GAACTCAGAAAAAAGAAAATCGATGAAACCGCCGCCGTTATTCGGGCTATGGCGGACCATCATAAAGTAAAACTTTCTAATGTGCTCGCCGATGCCGACGGGCTGGGCGCTGGGCTCGTTGACGTCCTGAAATGTCGCGAATTTCGTAACGGCTCAAGGGCTACAAAGCCCGAGCGGTTCGTTAATCTCAAGGCCGAATGCTTTTTTAAACTCGCCGAATTCATTGAGCTTAATCGAATGGTTTTCCCTCAGGCGAATAGGGACGTGATCGTTAAGGAGCTCGATTTAATACGCCGCAAAAACCCCGACGGGGACGGTAAGCTCGCAGTAACAGGAAAGGAGGAAATCCAACGAACCCACGGTATGAGTCCCGATTACGCCGACGCTATCGCCATGCGAATGTTTTTCGAGCTTTTCCCCAATTATGGGCGGTATTCATACGCCTGAGCCAAATTAACATTTTTTAACATTTAGTAAAAGCCCAATTTTAACAAATTTTAACATAATGGCTTGAATTTTAACATTTTTTAACTTTTTTGTATGTTGCAAATATGCTACATTTGTAGTGTCCAAAAGGGACGAAAGTTTTTTGAAATAACCCTTTAATAATTAACACTATGAAAAGAGAATTTACAACGGTATTACTTGAGCTCAAGCGTAAAGAGGACGGCGAAGAGTACAGCGGCGATCCAATCGACTATATTACGCGCGCCACTAAAAAGGCCGCCATTAACGCCGCAAAAAAAGGAGTACAAAGGCCCGATGTAATAAGTGCCTGGGTATATGAGGAGGGCGAAATGGACGAGCAAAACAGCGGGGGCGAAAGCCCCCCTTTTTAACCTAACTTATTGAAGCACAATAACCGATTTGTTAAAATTTGTTAAATTTCCAATGTAGCAAAAAAACTACATTACATTTGTCAAACAATTAAAAAACGAACCCCATGAACACCGAAACAATTTTAAACGAAATCAACAGCCTAATCTTAAATCCATTATTTCGCCAATCTTGCGCCACAACGGCAAAAGCTAACGGAATCAGCGCCGAGGAATGGAACGAAAATAAAGTAAATATTCTTTTCCTTTGGGCGACGCAAATCGTTTGCGGAGATACCCGCCCGCCATTTGATTTACATACTCAGGTGGTAACAATAACCCCCGAAGAATTCGAAAAGGATTTAAAATCTTGTTTAACCGTAATCGGTAAATTGAGCTCGGGTTATTTGTGCGAATATGTTTCCCCATCACTTCATAAAAAAATAGTTGAGATTCGTTTAACTAAATAACCAACCTCAGGGGCGCGGCTGATCAACGCGCATTCATTAAGCAATTTAAAAACCCCTTATAATATGTATCAAATTATTATTACTCATCTTCAGGAAAGAACCGCCCAGGTCATCCATTACCCCAAGCTCGACAAAGCCCTCCACAGTTTCAAGGAAATTTGCGACGATAAGGGTTACCAATGGGAATGGACGGGCGACCTCCCAACCGCTGGCGGAATAGGCCACGACTACCGTATCGAAATCGAATTATCATTTTAAACCCTTTAAAACCCTTTTTATTATGAAAACCATGACAATTGAATTGGAACGCCCCGCGACTATTGAGGTGCTCGAGTTTGAACTACCGTATTTCGCAAAGTTTAATAACTGCTATTATGCCGTATTGGACCCGCTCGAGGCTTTGCGCGTGTATAATTTCAGCTCGATAAAAGCCCCTATGCTTGACATAGTCCGCCACTCCTCAAGCGTTAAACAGGCTTTCGCATGGGAAGCCGAGCCCATCGACCGCGAGGAGTTCTTTCGCGTGTATAACGAGGCCCTGTTAGCTATTAACGAAATCCGTGAGAAACTATGAGACGCGCGGCCCGATTTGTAAAATACGCCGCGTGGATTGTGGCGGTTTACGGCCTCCTCAAGTACTGCGAGGAGCTTAACCAATGTTTAGCCAATTTTTAAAACCCCTAAAAATGTACCCTTTGAACCCCGAAACCATGGCGCAAATTCAGAAATTTACCCAGCGCCTGAATTCTCAGCCCGACCCGCTGAGCATCGAACAAACCCCCGACCGTAAGGCCTCGACCGTGGTTATTTCACACATCGAAATGACGCTCGACGAGCTTTTTTTCGGCCAATGGAAAACCGAAAATTTTAAATGGAGCCCCGTAGCGAATGAAATCCAAGGCTCCCTCGAGCTCGTTGTTATTCACCCCGTCACGGGCTACGAAATACGCCGAACGGGAGCCGCCTCGATTGTCATTATGGTTGATCGTGTGCCCGAAAACGTCACGGGAACCGACCGAAACCAATGGGCGTTAAATCCTGCTAACAAAAAAGCCAACGCCCTCGACATGGCTTTCCCAAAACTCAAAAGCGAATGTTTAAAGAACGCCGCCCAAAGCCTGGGCCCGATATTCGGCCGCGACCTAAATCGTAAAAATAAGGACGTTTATAAACCATTCAAGATAGCCAGCGCGGGCGAATTACCCGAGGCGCTTATCGCGCGGCTCGAGGTTGGTATCCTTAACGGCGACCCTCAGGCGGCCGACGCTATCAAAGCGCTCGAGGCCCATTTAAGCCCCGAACAAAAAACCAATTTACAAACCCTCTTAATTCAAAAAGAAAATGGAAATTAACCCGTACCTCGCCGAGTATATGGCGACCGTTAACCAGCAAACAGCCGCGTGGGATAAACTACGCCTCGGACGTTTCACAGGCTCAGGAATCAGCGCTTTAATGACGGACCCGAAAACAAAGGCCGCCAAGGAATCGGGCGAAATGAGCGAAACGGCTAAAAAATATATCTACGAGAAAGTAATGGAGGAGGTCACGGGCCAAAGCGCCAATGAGGCGACCTCACGCGCCATCGACTGGGGGAATGAGTGGGAAGAGCACGCGTTAAACGAACTTAAAAAAGCCATTCAATGCGCCGACGATCGTTTCGAATTTAAGCCGTCGTTTAAACTGTTTAATGATTACTTTGGATGCTCGCCCGATGCTTTCGCATGGCTTCCCGATTTCGAGCGCGTAGGCGTCGAAATTAAATGTCCTTGGAATTCGGTTAATCATTATCTACATTCTCAGGTGCAAACGCCCGAGGATTTGAAAAAAACGAACCCCGATTACTATTGGCAGATAATGGGCAACATGTTAACCCATAATTTACCCGCGTGGATATTCGCCAGCTACGACCCGCGCCAACCTGAAAACCGCCGATTACATTACGTCGTAATCGAGGCCGAAATCGACGCCCTGAATGAGCTTTGTCAGCGTATGGAAACCGCTCACCGCTATAAAGAATCAATAAAAAACGCTTGGATTAATTCATAACCCTTAAAATTTATAATATGCAAAAGAGAAGCCCTTTTAATTATGTCGCTCGAATTGAGCGCGTGCAAAAATGGATAACGGCCAACCCTGGCCTCCATGTTAACGACATGCTCGATGAATTCAGCGATACCCCGCGCGGGACGCTGAGCTCCTTAATGTCCCACATGTTAGGCGCTGGGCATTTAATACGCCACCAAAAAGGATTTTACAGTCTCCCCGAATTAGTGGCGAGCCCGAGATCCGTAGCCTATGACATCAAAAAGCTCAAAAAATCGCCCAACCTTTTCAGGAATGTAAAAACCCGTAGGGCAAGGGCTCAGGGAGTACTCCCCGAAATGCCCCAAAATGCCCCTGAGCCGAGTAACCTGTTACAACCTGTTACAACTAACGAACAAATCGCCCAAAAAACGCTCGACGAATACAGGCGAAACACGGCAATAATGAGCGCCGTCGACGTGTTGAAAAGTTACGGCGTAAAAGTTACGCTCGAGTTTTAAAATGGGCTATTATTGCCTCGACACTCAGTTATGAAAATCTTAAATACAGACCGCCGCCGCATTGCCAAAGCCTAAATCGGGCGCTGGGTGTCCTTTGCGTGCGGTGGTCGTATTTTTAAAATGAGAACTTACTTTATTTTTTATCGTAGCTTTTACGAGGCTATTAACGACCTCCCCGAAGCTCAGCAACTCGAGCTCTATAAAGCAATTTTTGAGCTTAGTTTGAATGATTCCGAACCCGAATTAACGGGAATTTCCAAAAGCATTTTTACACTTATTAGGCCCCAAATCGTCGCTAATAATCAGCGTTTTAAAAACGGCTCAAAAGCAAAAGCGAAGCGAAACGGAAGCGAAATCGAAGCGAAAAAAAAGCAAATCGAAAGCGAAACCGAAGCTAATAAGAATAAGAATAAGAATAAGAATGAAAATAAGAATGAGAAGGAAAATAAGAATTTTACCCCGCCAACCCTTGAGGAGGTAAAAAGTTGGTTTATCGAAAACGGTTCCACCGCTGAGGCTGGCGCCAAGGCTTGGCAATATTACACCGATGGCGAGTGGATAGATTCCAAAGGTACACCCGTTAAAAATTGGCGCCAAAAAATGAGGGGCGGCCGTTGGCTCGAGGATAAACCAAAAGCCAATAAACCCGAAGAGGTTTACCGCCAGCTCGATCGTGAATTAGTTCCTGGCTCCGATATTCTTTACAAATACAATCCCCACGGCTAACCCGAAAACGACCCATGTTAACACCCCCAAACGATACCGAACTCGAAAAAATAGCCCTAGGAGCTATTCTCCTCGATTTTAACGCGCTTAAACGTGTTGAGGGTATATTGACCCCCGAAAAGTTTTTTGACCCGCGTAATGGGCTTATTTTCGATTCTATCCTAAAATTGAAAAGTGAGAATTTACCCATCGATATTTTAACCGTTACCCAAACGCTCAGGAAATCGAAACAATTAAGCGCGGCGGGGGGGCCTATTTACCTATCAGAATTAACGACCCGCGTAAGCTCCACCGCAAACCTCGAGACGTGGGCGCTCCAAATGGTCGAAAACGACCCGTTCGACCTTTATAACTCCTATTCCATCCAACTAACCGACCTCATTAAATCAAACCTCAAAGGCGAAACCTCGCATATTTCCCAAATAACCCCCGAAACGACGCAAAGTATTGAGGAGCGCGAGCGCCACGGCCTCAGCGGAATACCGACGGGAATATCAAACGTGGATCACATCCTCGGAGGCCACCAAAAAGGCGACCTCGTTTACATAGCCGCCCGCCCTGGCATGGGTAAAACCGCCCTCGCGTTAAGTGTGGCGCTCAATATGGCGCAAAGCGGTTACCCCGTGGCGTTCTTTTCACTCGAAATGTCACGGGCTCAGCTCGTTTTTAGGCTCGCCTCCATCCTTTCGGGAATGAATGCCGAGAAACTTTCGAAATACACCTTAACACCTGAGGAAAAGCGCACCTATTACCAAACCGTCGACCGTTTAAACGCCCTCCCGATATACATCGACGACCGCCCAGGCCTTTCGATACTCGATTTAAAAACGCGGGTTAGAACTTTGGCCGAACGTTCCAACGTCAAAGCGGCGTTTATTGATTACGTCCAACTCCTTAGCGCGGGGAATAAAAAGAATTTCGGCTCACGTGAGCAGGAAATTAGCACAATATCGAGAGGTTTAAAGTTGATCGCAAAAGAAAACGGAATTCCCGTAATCGCATTAAGCCAACTCAGCCGAGCAGTTGAAGCCCGCCAAGATAAACGGCCGCTCCTTTCCGATTTGCGAGATTCGGGGAGCCTTGAACAGGATGCCGACGTTGTGGCGTTCCTTTACCGCGCTGGGTATTATGATACCAACGCCCCAATTAACGGGGCCGAGTTCATAATCGCCAAACATCGCAACGGACGTACGGGAATGCTGGGCGTTAATTTCACCCCCGAAACCATGCACTACACAAGCCAACTCAATACACCCAATAACGATATTTTTGAACTATGAGAATCTTTAAAAACTCCGATGGATCGTTTGACGTCCTCAAGGAAAATCAACTTTTCCACGTGAAAGCGGGCCGCGCTAAATACGTCGGCCAAATCGGCCCAGCGTGGAAAGCGTGGGGCGCTGAGGTTAAAAGAATTCCGAAAACCGTTTTAAAAGCGATCCAATGAGCCAACAAGTAATTGAGGGCGATAACCTCGCCACGCTGAAAACGTACCCCGATAATTATTTCGACGCCGTTGTTACCGACCCTCCCTATGGTTTATCATTCATGGGTAAAAAATGGGATTACGACGTCCCACGGGTGGAACTTTGGGCCGAGGTTTTTCGGGTTCTTAAACCTGGCGGACATTTGCTCGCATTTGCGGGGACTCGCACCCAGCATCGAATGGCGGTAAATATCGAGGACGCGGGCTTTGAAATTCGCGATTTAATCGCATGGGTTTACGGCTCAGGATTTCCAAAAAGTTTGGATATTTACAAAGCAATCGACAAATCGGCGGGGGCTGAGCGGGAAATAAAAGGAAAGCGTTTTGTGCCTGACCAACGCGGGGGAAAAATAAACAGTCAAGCAACCGCCGAAAATGGGATTCGGCAATATGAGATTAATATAACCGCCCCCGCAACCGACGCCGCCAAGGAATGGGATGGCTGGGGAACGGCTTTAAAACCCGCGCTCGAGCCGATAACGGTCGCCCGTAAACCAATCGAGCAAACCGTCGCGGCCAACGTTTTAAAATACGGAACTGGCGGGCTTAATATCGACGGGGCGAGGGTTGGAACCGAAAAGGTCGCCAAATTTATCAGCGCACCAAATGAAGCAAAAGGCCAAGGATTATTTAAAGGAACGATATTAAACACTATTAAGGGTTGTGAAATTGGGGAAATTGAAGGCCGCTGGCCCGCTAACTTAATCCACGACGGGAGCGAAGAGGTTTTAAAATTATTTCCAAATGAAAACGAGGAAAGCGCCGCGCGTTTTTTCTACTGCCCAAAAGCATCCAAAAGCGAAAGGGATAACGGGTTAAAAGGATTTAATGACGTGCAAAAATGGAAAAATGGGAGGGGTGGAACGGGAATAAAGGATAGAGAGAATATTACAGCGAGAAATTTTCACCCCACCGTTAAACCTGTCGATTTAATGCGGTATCTCGTTAAGTTAGTAACTCCCAAAGGTGGGACCGTTTTAGATCCTTTTAACGGCTCAGGAACGACGGGCGTCGCATGTAAACTTGAGGGATTTAATTACGTGGGCCTCGAATTCGATCCCGAATATTGTAAAATAAGCCGCGCAAGGATTCAAAATTACCAATGGAACCCAGCGCCCGAGCCTGAGCCAACGGCCCCGAACCAATTAAATTTGTTCGAATGAAACGTTGTAAAATTTGCAAGGCGCCCTTTACGCCAATTTACTCGAGCTTGCAAGCAACTTGCACGAAGCCCCAATGTTTAATTGAATGGGGCCGCGTTTCTGAGCGAAAAAAAGCCAAACGGGAAATTAAGCAAATGCGGGAAAATATTAAAAGCGTTTCCCAATATCGCCGCGAGCTTCAAAAGGTTTTTAACGAGTTCATCAGGCTCAGGGATAAAAACGAGCCGTGTATTTCATGCGGCCGAACCCTCCCCGCCAAATATGACGCTGGG